ATAATGTAATTCCATTCAAGTAAGCAAAACAAAAAGGTAACACAAAATCGCAAAAGTAACACAAAAAAATTGAAAATGTTACCTTTTATGTTACCATGCTAAATGGCTTAGTTACTAGGTTTATATATATATAATATATAAAAGTAACATAGTAACATATATTATAAAAATATACTACGTGTAGAGAAATATTAAATATATAAATCTATACATATGCTCATTGTTTTTTTAAAAATGTTACCATAAAAAAACAGTCTTAAAGTATTGGTATAACAAGGCTCAGACGGTAACAATAAAATGTTACCAAAAATGTTACCATGAGAGGAGTAATTGGCTATGAAGCAAGACAGGTCAAGGGTTTATAAGCAATTATTGAGTAAGGCACTTGAAGACCAAAAACAGGCTATAGTAACAAAAAAATGGTCAAAAGTAGCACAAATCGAGGTAAAAGTAACAGAATTAGAGCAAAAAATACAAGAAATTGATAAAGTTGATAAGTAAAATTATTACAAATAAATACATTAATATACCAAAGGTGGTGATTATTATAAATTACTATAAGAAAATGGAAGCCATGTTATACAATTATAAGGCCACAAAAGCGGAAATAAAAAATATAATAATTGAGATGGAAGAATTAAAAAATGATTACACTGGATGCGGAAGTATAACATATGAAGAAAAGTCTTCTCCTACGAATAAATTTAATAGCTCAGTGGAGAATGAAGCAATAAGTAAGCAGCATGAAGTTGAGTATTTGGAAAGACAATTGCATCGGAAAGAGTCCCAAATACAGAAAATAGATAATGCTCTTGAAACATTAATGCCGAATGAATTGAAATTGATTAAACTAAGGTATTTTGAAAAGTTAAATTTTCAAGAGATAGGACAAAGGATCAATTTAAACGACAATTATTGTATCCAATTAAAGAGTAAAATAATACAAAGGTTAATAGATATGATATTTGTATTAGATTATGCTAAACAATAACTTATGACACTATAAGACAAAGCATGTTATTCTAAGAACAATAAAAGCACTTACGATTAGGTAGGTGCTATTTTTTATGTTTTAAGTGTAAACCTTCAGGGAGGTGGTTAAATGTTAGATGAAAGAATGCTACTTGCTGCACAGTTAAGGTCAGAAGGTATTGATGTTACAGAGGTTGCAAAGAAAGCAGGAATCAGTAGGACAACCTTTTACAATTGGATGGCAAATGAGGAGTTTGTAGCTGAGCTTTCCAGGTGTGAACAAGAGTTTTTAACTACGACAAGAAAGATGTTGTCAGCATATGGACCAAGTGCAGTTAGAGCCCTTATAAAGCTATCTACAAGGGCTGATAGTGAGAAGGTCCAGTTAGATGCATCGGCCAAGATACTGGATAAGCTGGTAAGCAACGCAACCAAGATAGAGATAGATGATAACAGGGACAGTGACATAGTTAGTATCGACATTCTAGAGGAAGAGATGAAAGAGTTTGATCATGAATAACCATGATTTAGGTAATCTAATTGAGAATAGGGTAGCTTTTATTAAGCTATGTCGTTGGTGTATAATTACCAATTCTGTAAACCCTTTAAATTAGCCATTTATCAAAAGGTGCGTTAAAGGTTCATTTAACGGAGTCGTAAGCAACGACATGATTCGTTAACAAGAACATTAGTAACGACATGCTTTAAACAGCGACATATTGTAAAGAGGGGTATGCTTCTAATTTGGGGAACCCGCGAAACCCCCGCATTGAGTTCCACATTTTCCACAATTTTTTTCAACTCGAGGTGATAGAATGAAAGTTACACTATTTACCAAATGGATAAATAAAGAATTGGTGTGCTGCTGTCCCGTGTGTAATAAATGTTTAAAAGAACATGGATGCGAAGAGTTGGAGTTTTTTATAAATCCTTATGGAAATATAAATGAGTGTATGAATGAGCGGTCTTATATTAGGGGTAATCATGGGGCAATTAGACAAACGAGGTAGTGATTAGATGCAGAATGAAGATAAAGAAAACAGAAAATTATTATTTAAATATTTAAAGAAACTCTATGGCTCTGAAAAAGCACAAGAGTTTATGCTCAAGTATAAGGATCATTTGTTTGACCTTCATGGTCTGGCCTGGTCCCTGGGTAAAAAATCATTTGAGTTTTTTTGTATGTATTTTCTTCAGGATGTATTCTTACCCAAGGAAACAAACTCAGCAGCACCTATAGGAGATGTTCACCGTAATATCTGGAAAGATATTCAGAAAAGTATTATTGATGATGGCCCCGATCAGATTGGAAGGATAGAACCAAGGGGAACTGGAAAGAGCGCATTTGGTACTTTTGCCACTGCAGTTTGGTGTCATTGTTATAAAATAAAAAAATACACTCTCATTTGTTCAGATATTGGGAGTACTGCTGAGAAATTTATTAAAGACATTAAAAATACGTTTTTGGAAAACAAATATATTGAAAAAGCCTTTGGAGCGCTCTTGAATGATAGAGACAAAAGATATATTTGCAATTCTACGCAATTAGAATTTACGAATAAAACATTTATTGAAGCTATCTCTTCAGCTTCTCCAATGCGTGGACGTAAATTTGATAACTGCAGACCGGATCTTATCATCCTGGATGATTATCAGTCAGAGGATGATGTTAGAACTGAAGATGCCAGGGAGAAAAAGTGGAAGCGATTCAGTGATGATGTAAAATATGCCTCACAGAAAGCAGTTGTTAGAGCTGGAAAAGTAATAAAAAAAGGAACAACCTTTATAGCTCTGGGAACGCTGCAGCATAAAGAATGTTTTTATAGTAGGTTAAGTAAGCAGCCGACATGGAAGTTTAAAAATGAAAGAGGTGTGCTACTTGATGATATAGACGAATATTTTAACTCCGGGCTTTGGCTTGAGTTTAAAAATATTCTTTTTAATTTCAAAAATGAAACTCACTTGGAAGATTCAAAGGAATTCTATTGGAAGCACATTGATGAGATGCAGTATCCACTTTTATGGGCTGAATTTTGGGACTGCTTAGACATGGCCATGAGTTATTACGAAAATCCGACTGCTTTTAAACAGGAAGTTCAGGGAGATATTAATAGTATTGGTGAAAAGTGGTTTAAAACTATTGCCACTGAAAAAAGGATTGATATTGAAACCCATAATTTTATAAAAACGATGCTTTTAATAGATCCAGCATCAACCGCAAAGGGAAAGTCTGATTATAGTGCTTATTTGGTAGGGTCTGAATCAGAAAATAATTTAAAGTATGCCCGGAAAGCAGAACTAGCTAAGATAAATGCCAGGACTGACTTTGATAAATATATAGATCATGCAATTAAACTTTTAAAGGATTATCCGGATACGACGCATGTTTATATTGAAAAAAATACCTTTAATGGTGCCGATGCAAATCAATTGGAACTTAAAATTAATAAAGACCCGGCACTTATGAATAGGAATATCACAATTATTAATGAACAGCAGCGGAAAAATAAGGATGATAAGATTTCAACCATTATTCCTTATATGAATAAAGGCCAGATTATATTTGCTGAAGAAGATAAACATTTTACTGACCAAATACTTGAGTTTGCTGGTCAAAAATATTCATTGCATGATGATGCCCCGGATATAACAGCAGAATTTGCGAACAGGATAAACAATATAGAAGTAAGTTATAAAGTTACTTTTATGGATAGAAACAAATTGTTTGGGAGGTGATACCGATGTTTGATGTAAATTTAAATTTAGAACTATTGGATAAGTGCTTATCAAGATTTCAAATGCAGTGGCATATTTACCAAAAGATGTATTGGTATTACATGGGTATTACTGATACTGGAAAAGCACAGAACTTTAGTAATAATGGAATATTTGATGATGGCATTTTCGATAATTTCGTTGATAGTGAAGGTTCTGGAAATTATTCTTTTGTAAATGATAGATTTAATAATAGAGTTACCACAAATTTTGTTAAAAAGTTCATTAAAGAAGAGGTATCCTATAGCGTAGGAAATGATATTACTTACATATCACGTTCCAGTGATGAAAATATACTTAAAACTATTCAATATAATTTAGAGCATTGGAAAGAGGACCACGAAAGCATACTTGCTAAAAATATGTTAATTTATTCTGTTACTTATGAATTATATTACATTGATAAACAAGCTCAATTTTGCAGTAGAGTAATCTCACCTCGTCATGGGTTTGCTTATACTGATGATTGTGGAAATGTAACATTTTTTCTGCATGTGTTTAGACAAACTTTTGATGAAAAAATGTATATAGATATTTATACCGACACTGAAATTATTCATTGTGATGAGGTTTTTACAGAAATTTCTGATAGGCAGCCGCATCCTTTTGGATGTGTACCAGTGGGAATAGCTGAATTAAGTGACGAAGGTTGGCTCGATACTGTATACCATGATATTAAAACATTGCAAGATGCTTATGAAACTAATTTAAGTGATATAAGCCAAGAAATAACAGAATTTAGAAATGCTTATCTTGCTTTTAAAAACGCACAGGTAGATGAAACTGATTTGCCAAAAATGAGGAAGAAAGGCATTATACAATTCAAGGGTGATGGTGATGCAAGTTGGTTGGTTAAAAATATTAATGATACTTTTATTCAAAATACATTAATAACTTTAGAAGAATTGATGTATAAAATATCAGCACATATTAACACCAATGAAAAAGTAGCCTCTAATACTTCCAGTTTGGCACTTAGGGCAAAATTAATTGCTTTGGAACAAAAGTGTAAATTGAATGAAAAAGCATTAGGAAATTGCGTAAAAACAAGGTTATGTATGTTATTTTGTTATCTAAATAGTTTAAAAAGTACAAATTATGACTATAAAGATATTAAAATTAAATTTACACCATGTATCCCAAGTGATGATTTGATAAATGCCCAGGTTGTGGCTCAATTGGGATCTAAATTAAGCACAGAAACAGCATTAAGCTTGTTTAGTTTTGTGGATAATCCAAAAGAAGAGGTTAAAAAAGTTACTGTTGAAAATAAAGCTAATTCCATTGGAGCCGACTTGCTTACGGGTGGTGTTAAATAATGGCTAAGAAAAAAATAAATCCAATTTATAGGAAACAGATAGAGCAAATTAAGGTTGATGGCGAAGAATACGGCGATAGAGAAATGAAACCTATATATGTTCAGCAGAAAAAGGCCTTAGATTCACTCCATACGATGGTGGGCGCATTATTTATTGCTTATGCGGTAAATGGACTACTTAAAATGACCGATTCCCAGAAGTCAGCTACAGCCATTAAAGACACACTAAAAACAATGGCTAAAGACTTAGGAAATGCGGAGGTTGAAAAAGTAACGGACATATTGAAAAATGTTTACTCTGATACCTATTATAAAAATGCTTTTGTAATAGATAGTGGTTTAAAAATAGATTCAAAGTTTGATATTTTAAAGAAAGAATTTATAAATGCTGCCGTAAACCAAGAATTCAAAGGTGATTTGTTTAGTGACCGTATATGGAAGAATAAATCTGAAATGATTGATAAATTACAGTCTTCTATAACTGATGCTATGAAAGGCAATACTTACCTGGATAAAGTTGCTAGAGATATTAGAGATACCTTTAATGTCCAGGCTTATGAGTCACAAAGATTAGTAAGGACAGAAAATGCTAGGATCCAAACACAAGCATCATATGATATTGGTAAAAGTACAGGTGTTAAACAGGTGATGTGGTCATCAACTTTAGATAATTTAACTAATCCTGAAGATGCTGAACTCGATGGCAAGGTTTGGGGCATAGATGAAGATCATCCAGAACCACCATTACATCCCAATTGTAGATGTTGCTTAATAAATGTGCCTTATGATGGATGGCAACCGACACAGCGCAAAGATAATGAAAGTAAAGATATAATTGATTATGTTGCTTATGATGAATGGCTGAAAAATAATAAATAAGTTTTAAATAAGGTCTTAGAAATAAGGCTTTTTATTTTATAAAAAATAAATTGCACTCTATGGATTAAGTTACATATAGGGCAAAAGGAGAGATATTATGATAGAAAATTTTGAAGAAGTACAAAAATACATTACTGACAATATGGAGAAAGACGAGAAAGTTAAAAATTATGTTGGGGGTTTTGTAACACCTGATAGAGTTAATGGCTTCCTTGAAAGTGAAGATGGCAAGAAGTTACTACAACCTAAACTGGATAGTTATCATACTAAGGGATTGAAGACTTGGCAGGAAAAGAATCTTGAAGGTTTAGTAAGTGCAAAAGTGAAGGAATTACATCCTGATGCAGACCCAAAAGACATAGAA